TGAAATTCACCGCCCGCGAATCACCGATTCCCGAGCGTACCACGGGCCCCCCGCACTGCCTCGCGGGGGGACAGCTTAGTGCTGTTTCCGTGGATCCGCGTCCTTCTGTTAGGACGACACCGGATCTGGGCCAGTGGGATCGGCTGATGTGCGTTCCCGTCAACTAACTTTCCCCCCAGGGATAGGCCATCCATGCTGAAAAAGCGTGCGCCCTGACCGATAAGGTGACGTTGTGTGCGTAGAAGTAGGGTAGGGCTGCGGCCTCCGTTGATCTCTACGTATGCAACGTTATAGTTGACGGATATACTCTTCTAACCCCGCGAGCCATGGATTTCATTATTCGCAATTCTTTCCTTTCCGGCGTTATCGCCTCTCCTCGCGGTGGGAGCCTCGATAACGACAATCGTTTTCGTCGTTATCGTACTTCCGTTCGCACGACCGCCACCATTGGCGGTAACGATGACTCGCGCACCACCTCTATCTTCTACGAAGTGGGGCGTGCGGTCAACACGAAGGGCCGCGCCCTTAACCGCCCCTCCGATGGCGCCCTGTGCATCGAAGCGGCTTATCCCACGAATACTGTCCTAGCTGAGGATTTCATTGGTCTGGCCAAGAAATACACCAACTTCTCTGCCTCGTTCGAGTATTCATCGCTCGCTGGTGTCGCCGAGCGTCTCGCCCGCGCGCTTGCCGCGTCCAGCGTCTTCACGGACGTCGACTCGAACGACATCCGCGGCGGCGCCGGGCTGGTCGTCAACGCTGTTGGTACTTACGACGGCCCCATCTCCTCGCTCACCAACACGGTCTACATACCTCGCCTCGTCAACTCCTCTATCACCGGTGAAGTCTTCTCGGTCCTGGCGAACGCTGTATCTGGTGAAGGCTCCTCCGTTGCGACCGACATAATCGAACTCGACGCAGGTACCCGCCAACCCCTCATACCTGAGGTTGACCCCGCTGGACTCGCTGCCGCCTGTGTTGACGCCCTTCGCATCGTCGGTTCTAATATGATTGCAAGCGACCAGGGCCCGCTATTCTCCCTCGCCGTTACCCGTGGTATCCACCGAGTCCTTTCAGTCGTTGGCCACACCGACGAGGGTGGCATCACCCGCGACTTGTTACGGTGCTCGTCTTTCGCCCCGCCTTTCGGCGGCATCCACTATGCTCTCGAGCCTTATGCAGGGTTGCCCGCCCTCCAATTTACCGCGTTCCCCGCCTACGCCGCCTACGTGGATTCCATCGCCCTAACTACCGCCGCTGTCGTCGCACACGCTGACCCCGGTGTCATGTACGGCGGCTCTTGGTTCCCAACCTTCTACAATGGCACTGCCGACAGCGATGGCACCGTTCGCCCTGGCCAGAATCAGGCCGGGACGGCAGCCATGGCCAATCGTAACCGTGCCCAGCTCTTGGGCTCCGCGCCGGCCTTTTTCAGTGAATACATCCGCGGCCTCGCAACTATCTTTGGTGCGTCGGGTGACTCCTCCCTCGCCTGCCGCTTTATGGGCGCGGCCTCTTATGCTCTCCCGCAGGATCCGCGCCATCTCCGATACGCTACCGTGTCCCCCTGGTTCTGGATAGAGCCGACCGGTCTGCTGCCGCACGACTTCCTTGGCTCTAAGGCCGAGGCGAACGGCGCGGGGTCATTCGCTTGGAAGGACACCACCCGTACTAGGGTCGCTTGGGACGAACTAACCCAGCACGGTGAGGCCGACACCACCTTCAGTGCATACGTCGCCAGGTTCAGGTCTCCTCGTCAGCAGTGGTTCTTCGCGCACTGGATGAACCATCCCCTCAACGGCCTCGGCGCTATCCGAGTCCGGCAGCTCGATCCTAACGGGATCGTGCAGCCAGGACAGTGCGTCGCGCACCCCGACGTCCGTGACCGTGTTGAAGCCGACCTACCTTTCACAGACTACCTATGGACACGCGGCCAATCGCCCCCCCCCGCCCCCGGCGAGCTTCTCAACTTGAGCGGGTCTGTTGGCTTCCTCGTCCGCCATCTAACTTATGATGACGACGGCGTCCCGCATGAAGAACATGTCCCAACGCGCCGCGAATTTCTCGACACCACAGTGACGATCGAGGTGGGTCGTCCTGTCGGCATAGCGACGGGGGCTTCGAACGCGGGCGACAACCACGTCCGGCGTGCCAGGACCAAGGCTGCTAACGAACTAGCTGCCGCTAGGCGTCGTGCCGCTGTCTTTGGTCGTGCCGACGTGGCTGAGATGCCCATACTGACTAGCGCGCCCGCTCTAGCCCCGCCCCCCAGCGCCGGTCTTGAGCGCGGTAGTGATCCTGGCGGTAGCGGCTCCCAGCGTCGTGCCGTCCCGGCCGGTTTGCCCGGAAACGACACTTGGGCGCGGGAGCCTACCGGCGCTCCTCGCAATCCCGTCCCCCACCACCAGCCTCTCCGGGCTCCTCAGCTCGCGCGTCAAGCCGGTGGTCTAGGTGGCGGCGCCGCCCCTATCCCCCCCCCTCCACCTGGTGTCCCCGCCCCGCCTGCATTGCCCCCCGCTGATGACGATAACGCTCCGCCAGCTCCTGTGGCCACTGCTCCCCCTGTTGCCGACCCCCAGGCTATGGTGGGCGACCAGATCTAAATGGTCTTCGTCTCGGGTCGTGTGGGTGAATTTGGTGCCCTGGGCTCCTACCTACACGACTTACTCCCCGAGTTGGGTGACGTGACTGAATCTTATGCTGATCTCGAGTTGACCGAGCAGCTGATTAAGTTTGCAACCCACTCAGTGTCTCTCCGCGGTGTACATCCTCTCGGTCCTGTTGCGGTCTCACTACTATGTGTGGCCTACCCCGTCCAGTGTGATTTCCGCTTGTCGGATCTCACGGCCGTCCTGCGGCACTCCTTTTCTTTTCTCCCACAACGTGCTCCCCTCCTTGAGTTAACTGGGCTCATTGAGCGGCGCGTTACCCTGCGCAAGGCCCCTGCCACAATTGGGGCCCTACACACTAAAGTCGCGCGTCTTTGTAACTCCGATAGCGCGGCGCGTTCCCAGTTGTGGCCACCCAAACGCCACGCCGCAGCTGGTACGAAGGTTAATATCCGCTTAGCACCCCTTGCCGTCGCCTTGTCACGCAGCTACGGTCCAGCCTGGCTGGGTCGCGCACTGACTCCTCTCGTGGGCTGCGCGGAAGACGCAGTTTGCTGTGCACTTCTCCTCGCGACTGCGCTCGAGCCGCACTTCGGGCACCTGGGACTCGAGGTGGCCCAGTCTATGATCCTCGAGCCGAACAACGCTAAGGGCCTGTCTAACGCTCTCAAGGCCCTTGGCTGGAACTCCACTCTCCCCGGCTCGATGCTGGTTGAGGGCGGGGCACTCCAAGGCCGCGGTGTATCGCCCGTTGACATGGACGCCGAGATCGCCTCGCGTACTACGCCTGACCTCGTCACTGACATGGTCATATCCTCGGCTGCTGAGATGGCTCCTCACATCCGCGCTATACTGGCTCTCGAGCTTCCCAGCAACTCCGGTTTGGGAGACCTCGACGAATTCTGGTCCGCACGGTGGTTATGGTGTGTTAACGGTGCGCAAAATCGTGCATCCGACCGCTCTCTCAACTTGCCCTCCCCCGTGCGCGGCGCGAAACGTTATCGGCGCATGGCTGCTGAGGAGGTCAGTTCGAACCCCATATACGACTGGGACGGCACGACGAACGTGTCTGCCTCAACCAAGTTGGAGCCGGGGAAGTCGCGCGCCATCTTCGCGTGCGACACCTCGTCGTACTTCGCCTTCTCGTGGATACTCGATCGCGCCCAGCGTGACTGGCGCGGACACCGTGTCCTCCTTAACCCGGGAGAGGGGGGCCTCTACGGCGTAGCACGGCGCGTCAAAGGTGCCCAGGGCCGTGGCGGCGTCAACGTCATGCTCGACTACGACGACTTCAATTCGCACCACTCCCTCGGCGTCCAGCAGGAACTCACTCGCCAGCTCTGCCAACTCTACAACGCTCCCTCCTGGTATACCAGCGTCCTCGTGGACTCCTTCGACCGCATGTACATCACCCACCGCGGGTCTCGTAAACGCATTCTCGGCACACTGATGTCCGGGCACCGCGGCACATCATTCATCAACTCCGTGCTGAACGCCGCGTACATACGTGCCGCCGTGGGTGGTGCTTTCTTTGATCGCCTCGTCTCGCTGCACGCGGGCGATGACGCTTACATGCGTTGCAGCACGCTTGCCGAGGCAGCCCACGTCCTAACTCGCTGTGCCCGTTTCGGGTGCCGTATGAATCCGACAAAACAGAGTATTGGTTTCCGGCATGCCGAGTTCCTCAGGCTCGGAATTGGTGACAAATATGCCGTCGGTTACCTTTGCCGCTCGATATCTACTCTGGTTGCGGGATCGTGGGTTGCCCCGGACCCCCTGAGCCCCGAGGACGGCCTTACTTCCGCGATCACGACAGTCCGCAGTTGTATTAACCGCGGGTGTCCCTCTTCTCTCTCCCGTATCATCGCGAGGACGTACTCGTCCATACATGGCTACCCCCTCCGTGTTTTGGATGCATTACTTAGCGGTGCCGCCTGCCTTGAATCAGGCGCGGTCTACAACACGGACTATACCTTACGCCAGTATCGTGTTGTCCGGCCCCTCCCCGATGACCTCCCGCTCCCTCCGCAACACAGGGAGTACGCCACCCGCGAGTACCTTGCCAATCACGTCTCACCCATAGAGGCGCGGGCAGCACAACTTGCGTCGGCAGATTTGGTGCGGATCATGGTGCGGAGCAGCTACTCCAAGGGAGTAACACGTCATCCATCATCCCCCACGTCGCGCCGTCGTCCTCAACTTGTGTCTTTACCCACTGTCAAGGCAACTGGTTTCACCACAGCTGCTGAACTCGCAAAACGTCAACCTCCGGTCGGGAAGCTTGCTAACTTCCCGTTGCTCCGGTTAATCGAGGCCCGGCTCACTGACGACCAGATCAGTGAGTTACTATCATTCAATGGGACCCCTCCTGGTGGTCTGCCTCCCCGCATAGCAGCCTTCGGTGTTGAAGGCCATTGCTGTAACGTCATAGGGTACCTACCCTACTCTGACGCATGCTCATACAGCAAGCGTACGACCTGCGATAACATTATCGCCGGTTACTCAGTCTATTCCTAGACATGGGGTTCGAGCACCCCCCGCGCACCTTTGTGCGCCAACGAATTGGGCCCGCAAGGGCCAAAATGCG